CTCATGGCACTCCGATGCGATCAGATACCACGCCGTCCCTTCCTTCGCGATCGCACACGACGAGACGGTAGAAGTGACGGTCACGCCAACAGACGCGAAGAGATTGGACGCCGACACGGTGTTCGGCGTGCTCGTCTGATTCAGGAACGTCAACGTCTTGATCGTGTCCTTGGCCCAGGTGCCGGTGAACTTGCACACGCGAAACACTTTCCCCGTCTCGCCCACCGGCCGCGGGAACGACAGCCCGGCTCCGCTGCGGTTGCCGGCCTCCACCTGTCGCACGACCCGCGCAATGCGTTCCGCCGCCGGCCGCGTGAATGCCACGCGATCGGGCCGCCCCGCCGGCTTGCCGTCTGGACGCTGCGCCACGGTCAGCCCTCGGTGATCTGGTACTCGAGCCGCGTGCCGGCCACGGCCGCCTTTGCGGCGTAGCTGCCAGACGACATACGGAACAGGGCCGCCTCCCCGGCCCGCAGCGTGACGGACTCCCACAAGGCGGTCCCGTCGAGCCGGCCGAAGCTCACGGTGTGCGTGCCGACGGTGGCGAGGTTGCGGGCGAAGCACACGCCAACGCTCGTCAGGCTGGCCGTGGCGATCGACTGCGTGGCCGTGCCCAGAGACAGCGTGTCGCCCACGATGCCGCTGGTAGCCATGTCGGCAGTCACGCCAGATGCCAGCATCTGCCGGTTGAGGTTGCCGCGCGTCACCTGAGCGTTGATGGAAAACGAGATATCGGGCATAGATATGGCCTCAGAATGGCGGGGTGCCGAAGTAGGTTGAGAAGTTCACCTCGGGGTACACGCGGCGTTCCAGTTGGTCCGGGATTCCGCTGGTGCCGCCGGCGTACTTCTGCGAGCCGGTGGAGCTTAGTGGCTGAGGGGTCGCCGCCGGCACGTCGCTGCCATCCTCGGCGCGAACGTAGGTGCGGAACTTGGCCCCGCCGTTGCTTGTGATGTAGTGCCAGCCGACATGCGGCAGCTTTAGATTGTGGCCGCTGGCACGGTAGACAAGCTCCGCCGTCACCTGCCAGTAGTTGATCTGCGTGTTGCCGACCGTTTCGCTGGCCTGCGATGCACCGATTCCCATGCACTGCCAGGTGTGCTTAGCCCCAAACAGGTATGGCCCGTCGTTGATGGCGTTGGTGACGGCGGCAGCCAGCGCACCAGGAAACGCGGCGCGGTTGCCAGCGATCGTCAACCGCACCTCGGCTTCCGGCACCGTCAGTCCCTCGTACATGTCGCCGGCAAGATTGGTCAACGGCTTGATGGTGCCATTGCCGCTGCCGTCGTAGTAGTTCAGGCAGGGCACTTCGCTGCCGGTTCCGCTTGAGAACGTCCACACGTCGGGCCGCGCCAGCGGGTTGGGGTTCGACTGCTGGGGGTCGCCGCCCTTTGGAACCTCGTAGGTGTAGGTGATCTCAACGTGATGCCGGTCTGGCTCGCTGATCGCGGCATCAGTGCAGACGAGGAAACCGTATTCGGGGTGAACGGAACCGTGCACGATGCCGACAGTGTTGATCGCCGTCTGGTGGGCGATGGGCTCGGTTACCGTGATGTTGAAGACGCGCGTGGCAACCGGCGCTTCCCCGAGCCGGTGGCGAAGCGTGCGGGGAAGTACCTCGCGGTGCGAGACGTAAGCCATGGTCAGGCAGCCCCCAGGATGGTCACGGGCTCAGCCCGCAGGGAGTCTATGGCGGCCTTGATCGCCTTCAGTTCTGTCGTTTGCTTGGCGGCTTCTGACACGGCCGGATCTTGGCGGCCGCTCAGGAACCGCAGCACGTCGTCGATGCCGCCGCGGCGAACGTCCTGCACCCGCAACGGCTGATCGCTGCGGCGGGAGAACTCGGCACCGCGGGCCGCGCGAATCTCCGCCGTTCGGCTGGCCAGCCGTTCCTCGAGCGTGCGGCGTTCCTCGGCAATGCGGTTGTTTTCGTCGGCCACTTCCTGCTGCCGTGCAGCGAACGCGGCGGCGAAGTCCTCGCGCTGCTGGCGGGCCGCCTGGTCGTCGAATGCGGCGATCTGCTGCTGGATGCGGGCCTGGTTGAGCAGGCCGTCGAGTTGATCGCGGATGCCCTGCGCCCGCGCCTCCTCGTCGGCGCGGAATTGCTTGAACACCGCTGCCACGCCGGCATCGGCTTGGTTGGCAAGGTTGCGCTGAAGGTCCAAAACGACCTTGGCAGCACCAGCCATTTCTTCTTTGAGCAACTGGGCGCCGATTGTTTCGGGGTCCAGCATCTGCTCCAGCTTTTTGCGGGCAGCATCCGCGCCGGCAGCCAGCCTTCCTGCGGACTCGGTGGCCTTGTCAACGCTGTCGATCGAAGCCGGAGACAGCCCTGCCCAGTCCGTGAGCGACTTGAGTCCGTCGCCAATGAATCCGAAGAAATCGCCGGCGATTCTCGCCGTAAGGAACAGTTCTTTCCCAATAGCATCAAAGACAGGCGTGCCAAGCGCATCCTTGAGCGGAACGATGATCTTGTTGAGGCCGCCAATGACTTCGGCGGCGCCGGAACTGATTCCCGACAGCAGCCCGGCGAATGGAAACGTCAGAGACCGCAGAACGCCGGTGACAGAGGTGCCCAGCGACTCAAGGGACGAATCCACTTGCAACAGCCGCTGTGCGTCTAGGCCGCTGATTCTGGCACCGAAACGCTCGATGTCGCGCTCAGCTTCAGCAAACCCGCGCAGTGTCGGCAGAAGGTCGGCGCCGGTCTTGCCGAAAATGGCGACGGCAGCAGCGGCACGCGCTGCCGGATCTTGGATGCCGACTAGAGCCTCGGCAGTCTGACGAAAGACTTGCTCAGGGCTCAGCGTCTTCAGCGAGTCAACGGAAATGCCTACTCGGTCAAATGCCTTCTGCGCCTTCTCGCTGCCGGTCGATGCCGCGTCGATCCGCACCAGCAGCTTGTTGAATGTCGAGCCAAGTTCGTCGATTGACGATCCCGACCGGCGGGCCGCCTCGTCGAGCACCTGGACGAAGTCGAATGAGGCGCCCAACTTGTCGGCTGCGAACGTCAGCCGCTCCACCTGATCGGCGGTGCTGACCAGGTAGGCGATCGTGGCCCCGCCGGCAGCGGCCAGCGCAGTAAACCCCGCGACGGCACCGGGCACGCTGATGCCGAGAGCCGTGAGCGACTCGCCGACGCTGGCGGCCGACGCCGCGAACGACGTGCCAAACAACTTGTCTACGTTGCCGGCAGCGCGGCCGAGATTGCCCAGCAGCTTCTCGGTGGTGGAAACGCCTTTCGCCAGACCGGCCGTGTTGGCCGTGATCTGCATGGCGAGTCCGATTGCCGTTGCCATGTCGTCACCCGTTCAGGTCGGCTTCCATCCGTCGTAGCTGCTCGTCGATCTGCAGTTGGTGCTGCGGCGGCTTACCAACCGTCGGCACCAACTCCTCAGCGGTCGGCACGTTCGTCGCCCCTGCCCTGGCAAGGATGGCCACGATGATTGAAGCGGTCTGGAGCCACGGATCCGGCAGCGGGTGGAAGTACTTGTCCACCGCTTGCCACTCCGCGAACTCCCTGCTGCTCATGCGTTGCGACAGTTCCTCCGCGGTCATCCCGTGCATTGCGGCCAGACGGAGGAGGAACACCCGCTCCGGCCGCAGGTTCAGTTTTTTGCCAACTCCTCCACGTCGCCTTTGCTCAGGCCGTTGTGCTTCGCGGCCTTGGCAAAGAGCCGATCGCACACCGCGGCCGACTTGGCGGCAAGTGCGTCCAGCTCGCCGGCCGTGAACAGCAGCACGCCGTTGGCGTCGCAGAGCGTCCGCTGCAGCAGCTTGGCGCGGAAGTTCTCCATGCCGCGAATCTTGCTCAGCGTCCACTCGTTTTCGTATGCGTCCCGCTCGCCCACGGTCATCACGCGAATGAACACCGAGCCGCCCCACTCGGGCACTTCCACCTCGAGCGGTTGGCCGTCGTTGGCTGCGATGATCTGCGATTTGGTCAGTGCCGGCATGTCAGTTGTCCAGGAGTTGAAAGGTAACGGAGTATTGCGTCACTCCGTTGAGCGTCGGACGCTGCGTGAACCCCAGGTAGATTGCCTGACTTGTCAACGACATGCCGCCGCCTGAAATGACGATCTGCTTGCGCAGCCCGTATTCCGAAGAGCTGACGTTTGCCGATCCGCGGCACTCTACGGTCACGCTGCCGGCATCATCAGTCCACACGACAGACCGGCCGCGAGAGGCGCTGCCGGCATACTGGGGCACCACGTCCACCACTTCGGCGAACGCCACGCCACCCCAGGTCACAGCAATGCCAACGCTGTTTGTGGCCACGGGATCCCCCGCGGCTTAGACGCGGGCCACGCGAAGGGTGGCGGAACCGCGAATGATGTCGTTGGTGGCGAGCGTCACGCTCGAACTTACGACGGTGGCAGCGATGCCAGACAACGTAAGCCCGCCGGCAACGGTCAGCGTGCCAGTGGTCTTGTCGGCGATGACCGTGCTTCCCTGATAGTCGAAGGTCAACTCGCGGCCCGTGTCGGCTGCCGATGGCCCCAGCGGGCGATCCTGCGAAAGCTGGGCGGCACCCGCCGTCAGCCCCAGGTGCGACACGTCAATCGTGTCGCCGGACTGCGGATCGTTGAGGTTGTAGACGACGTTTGTGATCGTGTACGAGGTCGAGGTATTCGGGAACTTGAGTGACGTTCCCGATCCGTCGTGCGGCGTAGCGACAGGCACGGTTACGGCTCCTGGTAGATGACTTCGTAGGTCTGGCGAACCGCGAAGGCGTTGGGAAACTCGGCTCCGTCCAGTTGCGCCAGGTCGTCGGCCTCGTCGTCAAGGCTGACGTTATTCACCGTCGTATTGTCCGCCGTGCCGTTGTAACCGTCCAGAATCGCACGCATGGCGTCTGCCAGCGTCCGGGCGGCGGCGTAGGTGGCACCAACCGCGGTGTACTCAATCCGCACCTTGGGAGCCCCGATCGGGCCGCCTAGCCCCTGCTCGCGTGTGATGCCAAGCCGGCGGTAAACGACCCACGGCAACGCCGTACCAGCCGGCACCATGAGCGGATGGATGCGAGTGCCGGCAAGGGCCGTGAATGACGCATTCCCAACCAGGACACTGCGGAGCACGACGTCAGGAGCTTTCATCACTTGCCTCCCCGCGGGTGCAGTGATTCGTTGATCGCCTTCTGCAGGGCGTTTGCCATCTCCTTGCCAACGAGCGATTTCATCTGCGATTCAGACTGCTTGAACGCCGTGAAGATCGGCGGCTTCCCGGTGCTGCCGCCAATCGGCATTCGCCCGGTAGATACAAACTGCCCTTTCGGCGCGGACTTGAAGAACGAAAACCGCGTATCGGTAGTAAGCTTTCCGCCGGTGTTGGCGATAGCAAACTTCCCCCGCTTGCTGAGAGACGACGCGATCCGCCCACGCTTCGTGAATCGTTCCTGCGTGCCGAACTCTAAGAAGTGGGCGTGATTGCCCTTCTTCTTGTCATTCTTGTCCGACTTGAAACCGCGAGACACTACGGCGTAGCCGGCCAGTGCGATGCCCGTCCCGCTCTTTCGGTATCGCTTGGTCTTCTTGGTCACAGCCGCCCTGAGGTTGCCTGTTGGCCCTTTGGGTGTCGCCTTCTTGAGGGCCTGCACGCCGGGCACGATGGCACGGCCCAACGCGGCCGCCATGTGCTTTGCCTGCAGGTTCAGCGGCAGTTTGCGAAACTCTGCTTGCAACTGTGGAATCGAAGGCGTGA